AATGGAAAGTTTAAACTTTTAAAGTGGGACAGACAAGAAAAAACATACTATCCAATAGAAATAAATATTTTTCAAAAATAAGTCTTGACAAATATAATTATCCTATCTATATAGGTTATACGAAAGGTAAATTATTATGACAATAGATCAAAGACAATATGCTCCGGATCAAAGTGAAGTGATTGATCCTACAAAACTATCTGAGGTTGTAGAACAACTGCAGACAGTTTCTAATGAAATTGCTGTGCAAGAACAAAAAGTAAAAGACTTGAAAGATCAGCAGAAACAATTATCAAACATTAGAATTCCAACTCTAATGGAAGAAATGAATTTAAAAACATTAAAGATGAAAGATGGATCAGAACTTTCTATCAAAGATGTTTACAGCGCCACTGTGAAAGCAGATAAAAAATATGAGGCGTATAAATGGCTTCGCGATAATGGTCTAGGCGACATTGTTAAGAATACTATCAGTGTTGCATTTGGCCAAGGTGAAGAAAACAAGGCAATGGCTTTTGCTACCCTTGCAAAGGGTCAAGGTTATGAACCTTCTCAAGAAGAAAAGGTTCACCCTTCGACTCTTAAAGTTGTTCTGGAGGAATGGAGTAAAAAAGGAAACGAAGTTCCTGCGGACTTGTTTTGGTTGTTTGAAGGCAAACAAACAAAACTAAAAAATAAACAATAACCAATAAGGAGTAAACAATATGTCTACAGACAAACAAGTAGCGACGCGTGCAAACTCGGGTCAAGTAGCTACTATAAATCAACGAGCATTCGCTGGTAAAGGTACTGAAGAGATTAATCAAGATGATATAAGTACACCTATCTTGAAAATCTTACACCAGTTATCCCCAGAGTGTAACACTAGGAATGCAAAATATGTCAAAGATGCAAAACCAGGAATGATATATTCCAACAGCTTTGGCACATTAATTGATGGAAGCAAAGGTCTTTCAGCAATCGTATGTCATTCACAAACAAGATGGCCCGAATGGCAACAAAAAGGTGAAGGTACATCAGCACCAGTTGGTGTGCATATGGCTCCACCAGCTGACGCAAAAGAAGAAATAAGAGGAATCAAATATAGATTAGCAAACGGTAACTATGTTGAGAAAACTATTTATTTCTATCTGATTGCATTAGTAAATGATGAGCCTAGACCTGCTGTAATTACAATGAGGTCTTCAAATTTAACTCCAGCAAGAGAGTTAAATAATATGTTGAAGAATCTTAGAGTATCAGATGATAAAGGTACGTTCCAACCTGCATCATTTTCAGCAATCTTCAATCTGAAAACTGCAGAAAAATCTGCGGGAGATAAAAATTGGCACGTTTATAAACCAACTCTAGTAAGGATGTTGGATTTAAACAATTCCCAAGATGCTTCAATGTTTCAAATGGGTGCAGGCTTTCAAAAGAAAGTATCCGTTGGTTTCACAAAACCAAAATATGAAAAGCAAGAAGCTAAAGAGGAAATTATCTAATTCTATCGGGACGATAGAACTTGCGAGTGCAGTGTGGGGCCGGGAGACTGGGCCCACATTGTGGACAGTATGAAGGAATTTATAGAATTTTTTACAGGGCTTAGAAGGAACTACGGCACCTGCGAAACTGAGAATGGTTATATAGACCAGGAAACAGGAAAGAAAAGATACAAACACGGATGGTCTGGTGTTCGTATTATAGACACAGATTACAAAGAACATATTGATGGAACAAAATCAATAGGTATCCAACCTTGTGATGACAATGGTATGGCAAGGTTTGGAGCTATAGACATTGATAAGTACAATGAGAAGATGGATAGAAAATATTTTCTAGACATCATACAAGAAAAAGAATTGCCAATCATACCTGTCCTGTCCAAAAGTGGTGGACTACATTTATATGTGTTCACCACTGAACCTGTAAAAGCAATAGAAATAAAAGAATTTTTAGAACAGATATTATTTTTATTTAAACTACCTATTACAACAGAAGTATTTCCAAAACAAACAAGACTAGGAACAGATGTAAATAAACAAAAGATAAATGGTAATTTTATAAACCTACCATACAACGGAAAAGAAAGAAGAGCTTTGCGTCCAGATGGATCGTCAATGACTTTAGATGAATTTATAAAAACAATAAGTCTTAACTTACAAACTAGAGAACAATTAAAAGAAAGAATAAACCAGATAATACAAAACGAATTAGCAGGTGGTGGAAATGAATTTGCAGATGGTCCACCTTGTTTAGCAATACTAACTAAAGATAAGATGAAAGATGGTAGAGATAGATTCTTATATAACTATATGGTGTTTGCTAAGAAAAAATACCCTGATGACTGGAGAAATAAGATATTACAAGCAGCTAGAAATTATTTTGAATTTGATGCTAACTGGACTGATGACCACGTTAAAAAGAAAGTGCAAGCTTGGGATAAAAAGACTGCAGGACATACCTGCAATCAAGATCCAATAAACAGTGTATGTATGAAAGGAACTTGCTTAAAAAGAAAATTTGGTATTGCTTCTGACAGACAATTGAAGTGGCCATTACTATCTGGACTAACTAAAATAAACTATAAACCAAACCCAGAATGGTTTTTTACAGTAGAGAAAACGGATGAAAGTGTACAGGTTCACGCTAAAGATGTCTACAAAATAGAAAGTCAAAAAGCATTGAGAGCTTTACTAATGGAGCAAGCGCATATAGTTCCACCAAGTATTAAAGGAAATGAATTTGATGCAGTGTTAAAAGGTTTATTTGAAATGAAAGATATAGACATTATAGAACCGGCATCAGGAACCAACCCATTAGATATACTACATAAACATTTACAAGATTATATTAACGGAGTTCAAGCAACAAGTCATAACTCATTTAAAAATGGTGGTGTCTTAAAAGATGATAACTATGCTTATTTTGTTTACGATGTTTTCTACGATGATTTAAAAAGTAAAGAGTGGAGATACGATACAGCAAGAACTTCTATAATGATCTCAAGAGATTTATTTAAGACAGATAAAAAAGAAGAGCAAGCAGTATTTGATTGTCAAAAAAGATTTCCAGGTAAAGATACTAATGGGGAATACTACCCAGGTTTACGTGGCATTGTAAGAATTCCATTAAGCAAATTTGAAAAAGAAAAAGAAGTAGAAGAATTAATTAAGTTTACGAAGGATGAAGATGTTGTATAAATTTTATGGACCTCCAGGTACTGGTAAGACTCATAGATTAATTAACAGAGCAAGAGCTTACGTTAGAATAAAAACACCTCTACATAAAATAGGATACTTTGCTTTTACTAGGAAAGCAGCAATTGAAGCTAAAACTAGAATGCCAGTAGAAGATGATAAACTAGATTACTTTCAGACTCTACATTCATTTTGTTTTCATTATCTTGGACTTAAAGAAGAGCAAGTAATGCAACCATACCACTACGAAGATTTAGGAAAAAAATTAGGAATAAAAGTTAGGTATGTAGATAAATACAATAAAGAAGAGATACATTATTTAACTTGTGACAATCCTTATTTTCAAATGATAGGTAGAGCGATTAACAGAGATACAGATATTAGAACTGAGTTCGATAGAAATGAACATAACCCTAAAGAAGTAAAATGGACAACATTAAAACATATTTATGACAACTTAGAAAATTATAAAGAGAATCATAAGCTATATGATTTTAACGATATGATTAGAAAAGTTATAGATGACCCATCTGGTATACCAGAGTTTACAGCTATCTTTATAGACGAGGCTCAAGATTTATCTCCATTACAATGGAAACTATATGACTGTTTAAAAAAAGTAGCTAAAGATATTTATCTTGCAGGCGATGATGACCAAGCTATTTTTGCTTGGGCAGGTGCAGATGTTAGAAGATTTATAAAAGAACCAGCAAAAGAAAAAGTTTTAAAATTTTCTAAAAGAATATCTAAATCAGTACAAGAACAATCACAGATATGTGTAGAAAGAATCTTAGGAATTAGAAAAGAAAAAGTTTACTACCCTAGAGATTTTGAAGGCATTACAGAAGTTATTAATAATATAAGTCAAATAGATTTAACAAAAGGTAAATGGCTTATCCAAGCTAGAACTATTTCTAGGTTAATGAAAATAGATGAAGCTTTAAGAAAACAAAATTTATATTTTGAAAGTAATAAAGGTAAAAGCTTTAGAGTGAGATTATATAAAGCTGCTGTTAATTATACTTTATGGTGTAAAGGAAAGATTTTAGAGGAAAAAGATATAAAAGATATTAAAGAATATATACCTGGTTCTCAATGGGATTCTAAAAAACCTTGGTACGAAGTATTTACTCAAGCAAATGTAAAAGAAAAAGATTACATTAGAGCAATCTTAGAGAAAGGAGAAAAATTAAATGAACCAGCAAGAATTTGGATTTCAACTATCCACGCTATTAAAGGCGGTGAAGAAGATAACGTTATCTTATGTTTGGATATGGGGGATAAAATAAACAAAGCAATAAAAAGGAGTCAAGATAAGATGGACGAAGAGCATAGAGTATGGTATGTAGCTACTACGAGAGCAAGAAATAATTTATATTTATTAAAAGCAAGAATCAAAAGGAAAGGATACCAGTTATGATAGATAAATTAAAAGCAATGGGAATAATAGATGACAAGGTTACGTTAGGAGATTTAAAAAAGATTAACGAAAAAATAAAAATTGAAGAACCCTACGATGCAACAGAAGATGTTGAATCAGTTTGGGATAAGCAGCACGGCGGTTCCCATTATCAGAAATATAAAATTCAACCAAGTAAGTTTGTAGTTGAAAATAATTTATTGTACCCCGAAGGTTGTGCAATAAAATATATTGTTCGCCATCGCGACAAAGGAAAGAAACAAGATTTGTTAAAAGCAATACATTTTATTGAAATGATTATTGAGAGGGACTACAATGATATTACCTGAAACTGAGTGGTTGCCACCTACAGAATTTCCAGACCTCAGTAAGTACGATGAGATAGCAATTGACTTAGAAACTAGAGATACAGATTTAAAAACTAAAGGCTCTGGTGCAATCATAGGAAATGGTGAAGTAGTTGGTATTGCTGTTGCAGTAAAAGACTGGAAAGGTTATTACCCCATAGCACACGAGACTGGTCCCAATATGAATCGCAAACAAGTATTAACTTGGTTTGAAGGTGTTTTAAAAACTCCAGCTACAAAAATATTTCATAACGCAATGTATGATATATGTTGGATTGTTAAAGATTTAAAATTAAAAATTTTTGGTAGAGTTGTCGACACGATGATAGCGTGTTCACTAATAGATGAAAACAGATATTCGTATACATTAAATACCTTAGCCTGGGTATATTTAAACAAAGGTAAGAATGAATCAAAACTTTTAGCAGCTGCTAAAGAACGAGGCTTAGACGCAAAGAAAGATATGTGGAGACTACCAGCTATGGAAGTTGGTTCATATGCAGAACAAGATGCAGCATTAACTTATGAGTTATGGCAAAAAGTAAAAAAGATAATTATAGAAGATGACTTACAATCTATTTTTGATCTGGAAACTGATCTTCAACCTTGTCTGATAAAGATGAGGATGTTAGGAGTCCGTGTAAACGTTCAAAGAGCCCATACACTAAAGCGACAGTTAGCATTCCAAGAAGAAACAATCCTGCACAAAATAAAAAAAGAAAGTAACATAGACATTCAAATAATGGCTGCAAGATCGATCGCCAAACTTTTTGATAAATTGAAACTTCCTTATGCTCGGACTCAGAAATCAAATGAACCTTCCTTTACTAAAAATTTTCTTACTACGCATAAACATCCGTTAGTTAAATTAATAGCAGAGGCCAGAAAAATAAACAAGGTAAGAACAACATTTATAGATTCTATATTAAACTTTGAACATAAAGGCAGAATACATTCTGAAATAAATCAGATTAGATCTGATGATGGAGGAACAGTAACAGGAAGATTTTCTTATACAAATCCAAACCTACAACAAATACCTGCAAGAGATCCAGAAACAGGACCTTTGATAAGAAGTTTATTTATGCCTGAACAAAATCATATGTGGGGATGTTTTGATTACTCACAACAGGAACCAAGACTAGTTTCTCACTATGCTTTAAAAATGGATTTACCTTCAGTTAATCCTATTGCAGATGCATACGACACAGATAAAAGTACAGACTTTCATCAAATAGTTGCTGATATGGCTGACATACCTAGAACACAAGCTAAGACAATTAACCTTGGATTATTCTATGGAATGGGTAAAGCAAAGTTACAAGCAGAACTAGGAGTCAGTAAAGAAAAAGCAGAAGAATTATTTAATCAATACCATTCTAAAGTTCCTTTTGTAAAACAATTAACAAACAAAGTTATGAGTGTTGCACAAAATAGAGGAAGTATAAAAACTTTATTAGGACGTAGATGTAGATTTCCTAAGTATGAACCTGTACTACGTGGCAGTGACTGGGGCACATTTGTTCCTGCAGAAGATCACGAAAGAATGTTGGAGCTACAGGAAATGGGACCAACATTAATAGATGAAGAAGGTAAAGATACAGGTAAGAAAAACTATTGGCATCAGAATCCTACTCGTAGAGCTTTTACATACAAAGCTTTAAATAGATTGATACAGGGATCTGCTGCAGATATGACTAAGAAAGCTATGTTGGAATTACATAAAGAAGATATTATTCCTCACATACAAATACACGATGAGCTAGACATATCTATCATAGATCATAGCGTAGCTAAAAAAGTTATGCGTATAATGAGAGAGTGTGT